GAATCTTGTAAACAAAAAGACATAGAAATAAAGAACGACAAGGAACTAATGAAAAGCCTCTTGTGTAGACTGGAAGCTTTAATAGAGAAGTATAGAATAGTGGCAGGAATATAACTAATATTACATAAATAGTCATTTTAAAACGACATGGGAACTAATAACGGAAATGTAGGTAAGAAAGGAAGAAGTGGGCGTAAAGGCTACGGTATTGAAAATGCAAAGAAACACTTACTAGAACAGGCTTACTGGATAGTTAATAAGAAGCTAGAAAAGATGGCGATAGATTTAACAGAGAAAGAAAAGACAGAGATAGCTAAACAAGTTGTATTAAAAGAAATGGGTAGTAAAGTTGATTTAACAAGCAAGGGAGATAAGATAGAGTTCACACCTATATATTCAGGTAAAGCTAAATAAATGTTTCAAGACACGAAGGCTACGAAATTAATATTCGGCTTAAAGAAAAGGATACGTTGCATCACAGGTGGAACTTCTGCTTCCAAAACTATATCCATTCTAGTTTGGCATATAGACTATGCGCAGACACATGAAAACAAGAAGATGGATATATTTGCTGAATCATACCCACATCTAAAGGGTGGAGCTATAAAGGACTTTAAAAGCATAATGATTGAACAGGGATATTGGGATGATAAGTGTTGGAACAGTACAGAAAAGACATATACATTTCATACCAAGACTACTATAAACTTCTTAGCAGTAGATAAGTTAGGAAAGGCTAAAGGTGGTAGACGTGACACAGGCTTTATAAATGAAGCCAATCACGCTATGACATGGGAGATATTTGACCAGTTGCTTGTAAGAACTAAAGAAGTAATGTGGCTAGACTGGAATCCAAGTGATGACTACTGGTACTATGACAGAATTAAAGAGAAACGTGACCATGACTTCCTAAGACTTACATACCTTGATTGTTTAGAGGCTTTAGACAAAAGCATTATAGAAGATATTGAATCACATAAAGGTGATAAGAACTGGTGGAGAGTATATGGAGAAGGACATAGAGGAGAAATTGAAGGTAGAATATATACAGGCTGGAAGATAATTGATAAAATACCTCATGAAGCTAGACTTGAAAGATATGGATTAGACTTTGGATATACTAATGACCCTAGTGCTATTGTAGAGATATATTACTATAATGGTGGATGGATAATCAATGAAAGATGCTATCAGAAAGGAATGAGTAACAAGGATATAGCTGACACACTAAAACAGATGAACAAGAAGATGATTATAGCTGATAGTGCAGAGCCTAAAAGTATTGATGAGATTAGAGCCTATGGAATTAACATACAGCCATGTAAGAAAGGAAAAGATAGTGTAAGAAATGGAATACAGCTAGTACAAGGACAACCAATAAGCATAACAAAGAGCAGTATCAACTTAATAAAGGAATATAGAAACTACATGTGGGCAACCGACAAGAATGGTGCTTACATACAACCTAACGAACCGATTAAGAGACTAGACCATTGTTTAGATGCCCTAAGATATGCTATGGAAACACTAGGAAGACTTAAACAAGAAGTCAGCTACTGGGATAAGGTATGGGAAGATGAGCTAAGTGGTGTTGGTGCTAAAGGTAAAAGTTTTAATAAAGGACGCTAATAATTAAAAGCCTGTTCATATGAGCATACAACCAAACGAATTTATAAATGCAAGGTCAAGATTTGTAGTACCTGCAAGTAAGAAGCTAATGCCACCTATCGACAAAGCTATAAGTAAGATAGTCGGAAGAAATGTACTAGCACAAGACCCTAAGCTATATGCTTTGATTATTAAGTATAAAGCAGGAAAGACACAGAACAGTATGATACCTGATAACTTCATGGAGAATCCAGACTTTATTAAGGAACTTAAAGAGACTTTTGTATGAAACAATATATAACAATAGAACAGTGGGATGAGCTGGATAACGACAGTAAAATATCCGTAATAAACAAATTAAATCTGCTATCTATACCAAGAAGAAGCGAAATGGAACTATGTTCAATAGGACAAATGATTGAGTTCTTAGGGGATGATTGGTTTTTCAATTGTGGCTATAGATGTCAAGATGATACATACGCAAATCAAGATGAACTATGTGATGCACTTTGGGAAGCTGTTAAATATAAACTAAACAAATGAATATAATAACAGGAATGAGAAGAAGTGGCACATCAATGCTTATGTATGCCTTAAAAGAAGCAGGGCTTGATATAGTTGGCAAGAAGTTCAACAGTACCAGAAGAGAAGAAAACCCTAATGGATATTGGGAGATACCTGAAATATGCACTGAAACAGGGCTACAGATAGAGCTAAAGGGAGATGTTATTAAAATAATGTTTGAAGCACTATCTTTCAGTAAGCCAGAGTTGATTGATAAGACAGTAATGATATTCAGGAAGCCAAAGAACATGCTTACATCAATGAAGAACAATGACACCATTGATTACATGGACTTATTCCTTGTTAAACAGTTGCTTGATACAGTTGATACACTAGTATTCCTAAAAGACAAACCTTTATTGATAGTATTCTATGAAGATATACTTGAAGACCCTAAAGGACAGATGAAAGTAATATGTGATTATCTTCGGAAGGGAGACTATAAGAAAGCAAGCAAAGCTATTAATACTAAACTAAACAGAAGCAAAGAATCAGAAGGTAACGAATATATCACAGTAATGGAAAATGTATATGACTGGGCTAGAGAAGGAAACATTGATAAGATATTAAAATTAGGCACATTCTTAGAGAATAGAGCTAAAAGATTAATAAGAAAAATAGATGGAGAAGAAAACATTCAAATACAAAGTAACACTTGAAACTGTTGGTCTTAAATACAAATCAGAGGGTGATTCAGTAGAAGAAGCACTGAATGAAATGGACTTGAAATGGCATCAACTAAAGGGTAAAGGAGTATTCTATATAAGAAAAGGCAAGAAAAGAAGTCAAAAGTTATTCCAGTCACCAGAGTTAAGACGTATATTCGGTGCTAAGCTAACAAAGAAGCTTTGGGCTGAAAGATTAGAGAGTTTATTAAAATAAATTACATACAAAGCCGTTCATAATTGGATAATGCCCTCGAGGGTTATCGAGTTTCTTGAACGGCTCTTGTTGACCTTAGAGGACATTATCAATTTACAGATAGTGTCTTTTAAATTTATGACTATATACGACTATATAAACAGTGAAGTAAACAAGTACGCTAAACCAATCGAATTGGAAGAAGGTTGGAGTTGGTCAATGAAAGACCATTTAAGGCGTTCTTTTTTGTATTTAAACAGCCAATTTGAAACTAAGAATGAAGATAGAACATTAAGGCCTAACAAGAATATATGTCTAGCGATTCTTAATGTACAGTACAGGACAGAGGGCTTTGACGTTAAAGACATTGAGCTATTTGTTGATAATTCTGATTTGTATTACAGGTCAACACTATCAAGAAAGTTCCATAATAAATGGGCTTTAGAGAATGGTATTGATGAAGCCATTGATGATTCGGTGACAAGTTATTGTAACTATGGCGGTGTTTTAATGAGAAACAAAGGAGAAAGCAAGCCTGATGTAGTAGAATTAAGAACATTAAAGTTTTGTAACCAAAGAAACATATTAGGTAGTCCTTTCGGTATTAGACATGGTATGAGCCAAGCTGAACTAAGAGAAATGGAGAAAGCTGGTTGGGGAGATAGTAAGAATGGTGCAACTATTAGCATTGAAGAACTTATTGTACTAGCTAAGAAAGAAGAAGATGATGAGATTGAACTAACAGAAGTATATGGAACACTACCTAAAGAATGGATAGACGATAATATGTTTGACGCTGATGATGAAAGCAAAGATGTAATGCAAATGCAGATAGTAGCTGAATATCAAGACCAAAACAAACAAAGTCATGGAGTTACATTATTTAGTGCATTAGTGCCAGATATAGACAAAGTCTTTAAATACCTTAAAAGGGATAAGGTTGAAAAGAGAGCAGTTGGCAGAGGTGGAGTTGAAGAACTATTTGAGCCACAGATATGGACTAACTGGAATGAGATTAAGATAACTGAAATGCTTGAATCTGCTAGTAAGACACTGTTGCTTACAGATGACCCTGCTATAGCAGCTAAACACAAATCCGGGTTAAAGGATATGGACAACCTAGAGATTATTGATGCAAGTGCTGGACAAGGTAAAGGTATATGGCAAATGGACACATTCCCTAGAAACCTTGAAAAGTTTAATTCAAGTGTAGAATCTTGGCAACAACAAGCACAACTATTAGGTAGTGCTAGTGACCCTGATATGGGAGAAGCACCAAGTGCAGGAACACCATTCAAGTCTTTAGAACTTCAAACTGTTACAGGTAGAGGAATGCACACTTATAGGCAAGGACAAATAGCTTCATTCTGGGATGATATTTATAGAGATTGGATATTACCACATATTAACAAGGAGATAGTTAAAGACCAATCCTTTTTAGAAGAAC